ATTCTTTATTGAGAACGGAGTAACCGAAGAGGTGGGAGCGTCTATTGATTAACATGCCGCCTTTCACCCTTGACCTAAGCCTGTACCGCGTACTTATAAGAGAAGAAGATATAGTTGTAACAGGGCTTGGGGTAGCGGTTTTTGACAACGACCTATCAGGCGTCTACACTAGGAACACATTGCCAGATACGTTAGAGAAGAACTTATCAGTACTAATGACCTGTGACCCGACGCCCCCGACTACCTTTGTACAAGGGGTTGGGAGGCGCATAAACGAACAGACTTTTTGGGTAATGTGAGGAGAGAGACATGAGTAATGTTGAAGTGCTTATTGCAGTCGCGTTTGTATGTTTTATTTGGTTCCTGTTGGTACACATGTGGCTGTATAAACTAGAAGAGACACGGGTGTGGAACCGCAAACGAGTACTGGAACGGAGGGCAAAACGTGATACGAGCGAGAACAAGAAAGATTATTGAGGCTGCTATTGAGCAAGGTATTGAGATTGGGTACGAGAAGGCGCACAAACACACCGATGACCCAAAAATGCACCACATAAAAGATATGATAGAACAAGCCATATGGTTTAACATTGACGAAGTATTTATTTTTGAGGAAGAGACATGAATAAGCAAGATATTAAAGATAAGATCGAAGACGCACACGCCACTGCTGATAGACTACTGACGCAGGACGAGCTTAGAACTAAATGGAATAAGGTGCATGGATATATGAACGCAGACTGCGCCGTCATGACGCGTTGGCACGTGCTGGGATTCTGTAGTTTACTGACCCTAGCTGTGTGGTCGCCCTTCTCTGAGGCAGCATGTAGTATGCAGGAAGACAGTTGGGGTAACAGTAAATACACATGCCACAATGGTAACTCTGGCTCATTGACCACTGACTCGTGGGGTACTACGCGTGACAGCCGTACAGGTACTACGTACCAGACTGACGCTTGGGGAACTACTCGTGGCTCTGATGGTACTAGCTTTAAGACTGACGCATGGGGCACAACTCGCTACAACGATGGCACTACGTCACAGAAAGATGCTTGGGGTACTACGCGCCACAGTAATGGTACAACCTGTACGACAGACAACTGGGGCACAACGAGGTGTAACTAATGAAGTGGGGACAAACACACGGTGGGAAGGGGGACGTTCCTCGACCCACCAATAAAAAGAAGTTCGACGATAACTTCGACCGTATCTTCGGTAAGAAGCAGGTCACTGGTATCACAGAGGATGACAAGCATGGCGATGACACCGGAAGCAAAAGTAAAAAAGGAAGTGGTGAAGCAACTAAAGGCTCTTGACGCATACTACTTTTTCCCCGCCACTGGCGGTTATGGTAAGTCTGGCGTACCTGACGTGGTTGGGTGCTACAACGGTAACTTCTTTGGTATCGAATGTAAGGCGGGTAAGAACACACCAACAGCTTTACAGGAGATGAATCTCAAAGAGATAGCAAACAGTGGTGGTATATCTTTGGTAATCAATGAGAAGAATGTAAAGTATGTATCACAGATTCTCACTGGTAGGTATGCACACCCCGACCAAATGGAGTTGTTCTGATGGGGTTCCTTATACCATCAAAGCCTGTAATGGAAGTAGAGCTTGAACCCATCGAGGTTACTATCCGCAAGGAACAAGCTCGGCTACAAGACATCGAGTTCGACACCGATGAAAAACCAAACACCTACATGCTTGACTACATGCGATCTGAACGCGCACGTGGTATCACGCAGTGGGTAACAAACCTATAGAGGAACAACTATGAGCATTAATATAAATACGGCAACCCCCGAACAGTGGGACGCGCTACGTAAGAAGCACCCTTCAATCGTAGATAAGTATGAAGACTTCTTTGATAAACCTGCGGGAGATATGCAGCAAGATTATTTAGAATACCCCTCGGTCGATGATGGCGATTGCCCTGTGGAAGATATGGTCAACAACCCTAATCACTACAATACCGGAAGCGTTGAGTGCATAGAAGCGATAAGAGAATCCATGTCTCCTGTATCATACAAGGGCTACCTGAAGGGTAACGTACAGAAATACGTTTGGAGGTACGAGCATAAGGGCAACGAGATACAGGACTTGCGTAAAGCACGGTGGTACTTGGACAAGTTGCTAGATGCTGTGGAGGAGCTGTAATGAGTAATGATATAGAAGATAAGATATTGCAGTGGCATAAAGATCGCAACCTGATCGAAGGCTCAACAGATGGCGCTCAGTTCGAGAAGTTGTTAGAAGAAGTAGATGAGTTGCGTGGTAACATTGAACACAGCCAACCAGTGGTTGATGACATTGGTGACATCATGGTAGTGCTAGTAAACATAGCGCATCGCAACAAGCTGACCCTATGGGAATGTATGTACCATGCTTACAATGACATTAAAGATCGTAAGGGCAAGATGATTAACGGGGTATTCGTTAAAGAAAAGGAGGAGTGATGGATCTTATTACGTTAGATTTCGAGACGTTCTACGACAAAGACTTCTCGCTACGTAAGATTACTTTGGAGAACTACATCCGCGACCCTCGCTTTGAGATAGTGGGTGTAGGTATCAAGGTAAACAATGGGGATACAGAGTGGGCATCGGGCACACATGAGGAGTTACATGACTACTTACATACGTTTGATTGGAAGAACAGCATGGTACTGGCTCACAATACTATGTTTGACGGCGCTATACTCGGTTGGCTTTTCAATATCCGTCCTCGTATCTGGGCTGATACTTTGTGCATCGCTCGTGCTTTGCACGGTGTTGAAGTGGGTGGCAGTCTTGCGGTGTTGGCTGAACGATACCGTATCGGCGAGAAAGGGACAGAAGTGCTCGACGCAATGGGACTTAGAAGATTAGACTTCTCTGAGGAACAGCTAGACAGCTATGGCGATTACTGCATCAACGATGTGGAACTAACATATAAGTTATTTGCCCTCATGGGTAAGAACTTCCCGAAGAAAGAGATGCGCATCGTAGACATGACCCTACGTATGTTTATTGAACCAGTGTTGGAGTTAGACCTACCACTACTGGAAACGCATCTGGAGAACGTGAAGCAGAGAAAGCTAGACTTAGTTGAGTCTTCTGGTGTTACCAAGACAGACCTTATGAGTAACCCTAAGTTCGCTAAGTTGCTAGAAGCACAAGGCGTTACACCTCCGAAGAAGATTAGCCTGACTACAGGCAAGGAGACACACGCGTTTGCTAAGTCTGATGAAGCGTTCAAGGAACTACTAGACCACGAGAACCCTGCGGTAGTAGCACTAGTAGAGTCTCGGCTAGGAGTTAAAAGTTCTCTTGAGGAATCACGTACAGAGAGGTTTATAGGTATTGCTAAGCGTGGACTTCTTCCGGTTCCTGTTAGGTACTACGCCGCGCACACTGGTAGATGGGGTGGGGATGACAAGATAAACATCCAAAACCTACCGAGTCGTGGTGTGAATGGTAAGGTGTTGAAGAAGAGTATCGTCGCACCGGAGGGGTACGTGTTGATTGACTGTGACTCGTCTCAGATCGAAGCACGTGTACTCGCATGGTTGGCAGGGCAGGACGACCTAGTACAAGCGTTTCTCAACAAGGAGGACGTGTATATAAAGATGGCAGCACGTATCTATGACATACCTGAGAGTGAGGTCACTGCCGAGCAAAGATTCGTGGGCAAGACTACCATCCTAGGTGCAGGGTACGGCATGGGCGCAGTACGGTTCGCCGAACAGTTGAAGACCTTTGGCACCACTATGGCACCCGCCGAGGCTAAAAGGGTAGTACAAATCTACCGAGAGTCTAACTGGAAGATCGCACAGCTATGGCGGACGGCGCAACACATGCTAGTAGCCATGTCACGTGGAGATAACTTTACGTTCGGTGCCAACGGTATTGTTGAGTGTAAGTCTAGCCGAGGTACTGCTGGTATCAAGCTGCCATCTGGGTTGTGGATGAAGTACGCAGACCTACAGTTTGAGCAAGGCGAACGTGGGCCAGAGTTTAGCTACATGACTAGGCGTGGGCGCACACGTATCTACGGTGGTAAGGTGGTGGAGAATATATGCCAAGCTATCGCCAGATGTATTATGGGTGAGCAGATGTTAGCTATCGCTAGGAAGCATAAGATTGCCCTGACGGTACACGATTCCGTGGTATGTTGTGTAGAGATAAGTGTAGAAGTTGAGGCACGTGAGCACATCGAAGCGTGCATGAATATGACCCCCGCATGGGCTGATGGCCTACCTATTGCGTGTGAGTCTGGTATTGGTAAATCGTATGGAGAAGCAGGATGAGCAAAGACAAAGTTATATCAATGGAAGACTTCAAGCAAACTGAGCGTGCGTTGGCGGAGGGGACTTATAAAAGTTCACCTAGTATTAACTCCCAATCAGATGCCGAACTTGGTATTTCTGGCTGGACTAAGGTAATGTTGGTAGGTAGAGGCGACGAACTATTAGTACTGGTGGAGCAGGGGTACGACGAAAATGGAGAGGAGCGCAGTGTGAATGGTGTCGCCATGGACTACGAGGAGTTGCTAGAGGTTACAGAGCAGCTTGTAACGTG